ATTACCTGTGGTTAATTAAGCAGATTTACGGCTGTATGGGTTATTGACGTTCTCTACTGCTGGCGGATTACGAACCCACCAGAGCACATCCGAAAGAAGCCAAGCACAGCTATTACGGCCAAAGTGACAGCGCGGAGGGAAGCGCCCCTGCTGTTCCATCTTCCAGCGGCTGGAACGGGAAAGACTGGTGATCTCGCTGCATTCATCTTCACGGATTCGGCGATCAAACTTAAAGCCGTACTCTTCTAAAAGGGTGCGGCGTTGTTCAGGATTTGGCGGGGTAAAGGTTATATTTTGCATGCTGCCTCCACTGTTTCAATGTTATGCGAAGAGATTAGTGGATAAACGACCAGCATTTCCATTGATTCTGGAATCCTTTAAAAGAACACGCAATTCCATTGAAAGATAGAAATTCCATCAAGATAACGCTCCCCTGTTGAAAACAATTTCCACAGTAATTTCAACGGCTGTCGCGAGAGAAAAAATCATGAATTTCAATAACTCGCCGAAGATCACCGTTCTTTAACGATTTGATTCGCCTTGGATTGTTCATAACAAAGATGAACAATGATGAACGCTGATGAACAGTGATGAATAACCATGAACAAAGATGGAAAAAGTTAGCAAGTAATGACCTAGTAGAGACCGTGGATGGAGCTAGGTATTGTTAGGTGCTGTCGGGTGCCGTTACGTGTCATTACGTGTCGTTACGTGTCGTTGAATGCTGTTGAATGCTGTTGAATGCTGTTGAATGCTTTTGAATGTAACTGTAATACACATCAAATATAACAATTGAATCTCCTTGGCGATCATAGAATCGCCAAAAGCTCCAACAAATATAATTAATTAGTATTTTCACATGAAATATAAATAATACCCACTAACACTGCAAAATAATATTCATTCCGTATAATAAATCGAATTTAATGCCTTGCGAATTTTCTCATATATTGCTGATTTGGATAATCCAGTTTTAGATATACCTTCCTCATCAGCTAATTTATATAGTTCGTTTAAAATAGCCGAGATGCTTGGTTTTTTAGAGGTGCCAAACGAATGGCCTATCTTATGTGCTATAAGCTTGACCAGCATCCCCATTAATTTATCATTATATTCCTTTTCATCTTCTTTACGATGCAAGCCGCGTTTGCTGCTTTTCAATGCAATTCCGACCTGTAAAAGCTCATCCCCTCCCATAGCATAAAGATGCTCTTTTCCTTTGTTTTGATTAGCAATTATAGCCACCGCCGCAAGGCATCTGTCCTTTATGGGTTGTGGTGTAATATCTTCATCAATAAGAGGATATGCCAGAGCAAACATATAGTCTGCGGGATAGGCTGTTGAGTTTCCACCTCGAAATAATTTAGATGCTGATAACCATCTACTCAGTTGTCGATAGTATATATTGTAAGCTTCAACTTTCGCCTCAGGGATATCAGCAGTTTTAACTGTCGGATCTACCCCACACATAAGTAGTGCAAGTTGTTTAATATTTAGCTCCGGGGCTTTGGCTTCTCGCTCGAAAATACCCAATTTTAGAAAACTAGTCATTATTCAGCCTTATTCAACAAAACAATGTTAGTGAATCCACCTGATAAAATATCAAGTCTGTCATACCATTTATTCAGCGCATCCAGTTTCTCAGGCAAATACAGACTACGGTTATAAATCGCCATGACTCCCGGCATTGAGTGCCCCAACAACTGTTCGACAACGTGTGGTGCTATACCCATATTATTCATATGCGTTGCTAAAGTTCGTCTTAGATCGTGCAGTGTCCATGGTTCAGAATGCCCCAGCTTTTTATAAACGCCGCGGCCCCACTGACTTACCGCTTCACTGCCTTTAACCGACCCAAGCAAAAGGCCGGATCGTTTCGTTTCATCATGCAGTATTTCAATGAATTTGCGCATGGCATCCGGCACAGGTCTTACAATCTTCTCGCCGCCCTTGCTGTGCTCTTTGGGAACTGTCCAGACCCAGGCATCCATATCCCATTCACTCCACTCTGATAGCCTGGCCTCCTGCGTTCGGCACCCAAACACCATTAGGATTGTCAGTAGCCTGGTGTAGTAAGGCATGAAGCAAGTGCCAGAGGAAATGGCAGCCCATAAATCGCCAGCCTCTTTATCGTTTAATACCCGGTCTTTTTTTGCCTGTTTTTTACCGACATCTGGAATTGTTAAATCTTCAAGCGCGGTACTCACAGCATAGCGACGAACCCGGCAGAATTTCAGGGCTTGTTTGCACATCTGGAACACATAACCTGCGGCGACTGGAGTTTTCTTTTTCATCCTGTCAAAGCAGTCAAGCCAGTATCGTGTTTCACAGTCAGCGAGCGCCATTTTCCCTATATAAGGATAAATGTGTTTTCGCAGCTCCGCTTTGTGCCGTTCAACATTCGCGCGGTTCTCTTCTGCATATTCGCGTATCCAGTATTCTATAGCTTCCTTAACAGTGACCGGTTTAAGCGTTTCCTGAGTGGCCAGCGCCAACTGGTGCTTTGGATCTTTACCTGAGGCCAGCCATTGGCGGCATTTATCACGCGAAGAACGGGCTTCTTTGAGGCTCATATCCGGGTATCGTCCCAGAGTAAGACGATGCAGCTTCTGCCCGTCGAGTCGGTAAGTAAACACCCAGCTAATACCACCAGCTTTCGTTACCTTGGCGCTCAGCCCGGCACCATCAGCATAGAACTCAATCTTACTGGCCGGGATACCATGTAATCCCTTTAACTTCCTGTCGCTCAGTTTGTTAAGTTCGCCAGCCATAGACCACCCAGCCCAAAGTGTTTATACAAATGTTTATACAGAATTGCTTGCATAATAGCATAAACAAAGAAAAACACTGGAACAATATACAGGCATGAATTTATACAACACATTGATTATTATATGAATATTAAAATCATCTAAAAGCATGAAAACAGCTAATATGACGGTACGGCATGAACTGATACTAGTCAGTTAAGTGCTTGTTTAAAAAGGCGCTCTTCGGCATGGGGAAGCGCCTTTTTTATTAGTGTTTATACATATGTTTATACACGTTGGCTCGCACAAATAAAAAAGCACCAGAACATAGTCCAGTGCTTTAATAGGTTGGGTTTATCACCTTGGCCTTTCCGGCTTTCTCCATTGATACGGTTTGGCATCCATCCTTTGCCGGTGGCGTTCTTTCGCAGCCAGGCAAGCGGCAACGCGATTACGCACCATTAGACGATCTCGCCCGTTAAGTTCATGACCCTGCAACTCAGCCGCTACCATTATTGCTTTCTCTAATACAGTCCGATCCAGCATACAAACCCTCAGTTAATTGACTGGCTGTAATCTGCGAAGAGCTGCGCATTTACCGTCAGCACTTCTTTCATATGCTCATACCATCCGGCAAAAATAGCCTCATCGGTTCCCGGGTAGCCTGCCAGAAAGCACATCAGAATATCGTCGGTGAGTTTGTCCTGCTGATCCCAGTCAACAATGAACTGTCTAAACAGAGCGTAAGCCTTAGCTGGGTCTCTGTTCTGCCACGTTTCGACAACGATCTCGAAAGGAGGAACGGTGTAAGTTACCTCCACTGGTAATGGCTCGTATTTCGTCGGTATCAATACCTCTCGGGTAAATACCTCACCTTCCGGCCAGAGTTGCACCTGATTTGTCAAAGCTGATCCTCCACATAGATACCCGCCGATATGATTGCACCGCCGATACGGCGCTTACCGTAAAGCAATGGTACTGGATAGCCCTGCGCTGCAGTATTAGTAACGCCACCAAACGCATATGAGGCTTTATTATCAGCACTTTGTTTGCTTGCCAGCCCTGTAGGCTGAGGGGATAGCATCTGGATTACACCGCCAGCAATCATCGAACCGCCTGCAACCATAACATTGACGCCCCATGCCTGGCCGAACCCAAAGGTTGCGATTGCCCCCACGGCCACCAGAACAGCGCCCATGATGGTCTGCAAAATACCCGCTTTCTTGCTCCCGATTATGATCGGAACAATCCGAATCGTCCTGTTGCCGTTCGGAAAATCGAGATCATCCTGAGTGACGTTCTTTTTGTCCACGAATACAGCGAACGTAAGTCCTCGGGCTTTGCTGGTATTCATGAATTTCTGAAAGCCGGGAATGGTGGCGGATAACGCAGTAAACGCCTCACGTGTCGGGCCAATAAGTCGCTGGTGAGTACGGCCAAAAAGTTTAGCCAGCGAGCCGCTCAAAAGGATCGTGCTCATGGTTTCATGGTTTGCTGTATTCATCTTTCTACTCCTGTCAGATACCGTTAAATGTTGCCAGCCGTTGTTTGTGGCTGTCGCTCATATCGAAAGCAAAATCCTCATGCTCAGCCTGGAAGGTGCCGAACGCCATCAGCGCGGATACAGCCGGGGTCTATCTTGTTGGAGGATTTCTTTTTGTTGGGCTTAATGTTGGCGTTAGCGTCGGACTCCATCACCACGTTTCCAATCGCCCAGGCCAGAACCGGATCGCCGCGATGGCGCACCGCCTTACGGTTAACGAACACCTCAAATGATTTCGCCACAGGACTGAACTTGAGATAGGTTTGCGGGAACGGCTCCACATCGAGGCCCGCCCCCTGTAGCTGGGTGCGCAGGTGCGTGGCGTTCCACGTATCGAAACCCACCAGCCTGATATTGAAGGTTTCAGCGTCGCGCAGGATATCGTCACGGATGCGGTCATAGTCGATACAGTCGCCGGGGGTGGTGCGTATCCAGCCCGCTTTCACCCACTGGCGGTAGATTGGCGCGGTTTTGTTCGCGACGTTAAGCAGCTGCGCTTCCGGCAGATAATGACGCGTAAGGAGTCTGATCTCCCTGTCGAACGGGAACGCATAGCTTACGCTGGTGATGTCGCTGGTAGAGGACAGGTCAAACCCGGCATAACACTCCATTCCGGCCAGATCGTCTTCGGTATAGTCGAGCGTACAGGCATCCCATGCACCGGCGCCCATCCACGGAGTGGAGCCCTGACACCAGATATTGAAACGCTTGGTCAGCATTTCCACCCACTGCGACGGTATACCCCGGGCTTTCTGGATAGTGGATTCTAGTTTCGCTGCGTCAACGGACACATGCAGGTTAGGGTTAGCCTTGATCCACATTTCAGGCTGCTCAACCTCGCTTTCGTCGTCCAGCTCGTAGATCAGTACAAACAGCGAATCGTTGCCCTCCTCCCCGGCCAGAATCTGACAGCAGTAGTCATAATGCTGCTTACAGGCAGAGACAACGTTACTCCCGGCGGTAGTGATAGCGAACAAAATCGCCTCCGGACGTGCGCCCATACCCAGCTCGAGGGCGGAATAAACGCCGTTATCCGGGTGAAGGTGGTATTCATCGACAATCGCCAGGCTGGGGTTAGTCCCTTCAATGGTGGCCGCTTTCGCCGCCAGCGGCTTTAACAGGCTGTTGCTCTTCGGAAAAATGACCTTATGCGCCTGGATATTGACGCGCTTTTTCAGCGGTTTTGACAGCAGGCACATCTGCGGGCATCGTCGAACACGATTCGGGCCTGATCCCGGCTTCCGCCGCCGTGTAGATATCCTGCTGGCCCTTCTCCATTACCAGAAACCAGTTAGCCAGCATGGCGGCCACGGTTGATTTGGCATTCTTGCGCGGCACCTCAATAAAGGCGCTGCTGTACTTACGGCGGCCTGTCTCTCTAACTTTAAAGCCCAGCAGGTTAGCAAAGGCGAACTGCTGCCACGGTTCCAGATCGATTGGCTGGCCCCGAAGCGGGCCTTTGACGTGAGGACAGAGCCGCGAGAACGCAATAAACCGCTCTACGGTCGCCGTATCGAACTCATATCGGGGGTCATTCAGGTCTGAAAAGTACCTTTCCACGGCCTGTTTTACGCGCTTACAGGCCGGAATTTCGCCCGTTTTTATCGCATTTGCGTACTCATTCCAGACGGTCAAGCTCGTCCTCCTCTTCCGTTTCTACCGGGTTACGGCGGCGGCTTACCGGATCAAAGCCCAGCAGCGACGACATTTTAATCATGATTTTTTCAGCATCAGCCTTTGCACTCAGTGCAGGATTTCGGCTCTCGCCCCCCTGGCTGTTAACAATGCTGAACCCACGGCTGGCAAGGTCTTCCACTGCTTTGCGGTACATCGAATAGTTGACGCAAAAAAGCTCAAGGTTGTTCCAGTCGGCGGGTGTCAGATCGCCACGCTCGGCCAGTTGCTTCGCTTTCGCTTTCCACTGCTGCGCGGCTAACTCATCAAGGTAAG